GCAAGGGTAGCGGTAAGGATTTCGTATCAACAGTAGCCTGTGCATATGTAGTATATAAACTTCTATGCCTTAAAGATCCAGCGTCGTACTATGGAAAGCCATCTGGAGATGCTATAGATATTATTAACGTAGCGATTAACGCACAACAGGCTAAAAATGTTTTCTTTAAAGGTTTTAAAACTAAGATTGAAAAGTCCCCTTGGTTTGCTGGAAAATATAATCCAAAAGCAGATTCCGTTGAGTTTGATAAAGCAATTACTGTTTACTCTGGACACTCAGAAAGAGAATCGCATGAAGGTTTAAACTTATTTATGGCTGTTCTTGATGAAATTTCTGGTTTTGCATCTGAAGTTGGAACAGGAAACGAACAAGGTAAAACTGCAGAAAATATCTATAAAGCATTTCGTGGTACAGTAGATTCTCGTTTCCCTGATCTTGGTAAAGTAGTTCTTCTTTCATTCCCTCGCTATCAAGGTGACTACATTTCACAAAGATATGATTCTGTTATTGCAGATAAAGAAACAATAGAGCGTAGACATAAATTTATTATTAATGAAGAGTTACCAGAAGGACCAGACAATGAATTTGAAATTACATGGGAAGAAGATCATATCCTTTCTTATAAAATTCCAAAAGTTTTAGCGCTTAAACGTCCAACATGGGAAGTAAACCCAACACGTAAAATTGATGATTTTAAAATTGCATTTCTGACTGACCTTGGTGATGCAATGATGAGATTTTTATGTACTCCAACTTATTCATCAGATGCATTTTTTAAACAAAAAGATAAGTTAATAAAGTGTATGACACTAGCAAACCCTGTTGACAGTTTTAGAAGATTCTCAGAAAACTTTAAACCAGATCCAGATAAAGTTTATTACATACACGCTGACCTTGCCCAAAAACACGATAAGTGTGCGGTAGCAATTGCTCACGTAGATAAGTGGGTAAATATTCAGGTAATTAAAGATTATGAACAAGTAGCCCCAATCGTAATAGTAGATGCAGTTGCATGGTGGGAACCAAAATCAGAAGGTCCAGTAAACCTATCTGAGGTAAAGCAATGGATTATTAATCTACGCAGACAAGGTTTTAATATTGGCATTGTGTCTTTTGACCGTTGGCAATCGTTTGATATTCAAAATGAATTAAAGGCAGTAGGAATAAGAACTGATACTGTTTCTGTTGCCAAAAAACATTATGAAGATCTTGCAATGATGATTTATGAAGAGCGTGTTGCAATCCCTATGATTCCATTACTGTTAGAAGAAATGTCAGAATTAAAAATAATGAAGGGTAATCGTGTTGATCACCCTAGAAAAAAATCTAAAGATTTAGCAGATGCCGTTTGTGGTGCTGTCTTTGGTGCTATCTCTCATACACCAAAGGATACTAATCTTGAGATTGATATTCATACCTGGTCCTCCTCTACACGACTTGCAGAGAAGCAGAGGGCTATGGTAGAATTGGATAACAAGGAAATGCCTGAAGATGTCAGAGATTTTCTTGATAGATTAAACATAATATAAACTAAACAAGGAGAAAGATGAATTCATTTAAAAAGATCGCACTTGTTACGGCTGCAGCAGTAGCAAGCACATTCTTTGTTGCAGTTCCACAGGCTCAAGCAGCAGTAACTAACGGATATGTACTATCCGATTCGTTGGCTGCAGGTGCTCGTGGAGTAACAGTATTGGCAGATACAACAAAGGCAGAGGCTGGAGTTAATGCAGTTATTGCTTTAACAACTGGCGAGTCTTTGGCTGCTACAGCAGCAGACAATCTCTCACTAGAGATTTCTGGTCCTGCAACATTTACTGATTACACAGCAGCAGGATCAAACCCTACAGGGGCAACACTTACCAATCTAGGTAAGACATTTACATTTACCGCTACAACTTCAACAGCAGTTGTATTGCCAACAAATGTTAAGTTAACTGTTAACGGCTCAGGCACAGTTACAGTAACTCAAAAGAAGAAGGTTGGCTCAGCCACTTCTACAATTGATATCAAGACAATTTATGCTGGAACTGTTGCAAAGACAGATATTCTTTCTGTAGCAAACAGTTTTGGACGTGTTCAAGATACTTCAACAGCAGGAACTCTTGCTTCTAGCACAGACGTTGCTGGTTCAACAACAGTTGTTAATGATGGAACTGGATATGTAAACGTACTTGCAAAAGACGCATACGATGCCACTCTTTCAACAAGTGGTGTTCTACAAGCATCTGCTACAGGTGGAGCAATTGTTGCATGGGACGGTGCTCCAAGCACTCAAGTTTCATTTGCTGCTAAGACTGGTGTAGGTGGAGTTCTCCACGTAAAGCAGGGTACTGCTAATGCAAACAAGCCAGTAGCAACAACAATTACAGTTTCATTCAATGGAACAGTATTAACAACTAAGTCAATTACATTTACTGGACAGGCTGCATCTATTGTAGTATCTGGTGAAGATATTGCACAGGCTGGCGGTACACGTACAGGCACTTATGATTTTGTAGTCAAAGATGCTGCTGGTAATCAATTGGCTGGAGTTACTCCAACTGCTGATACTACAAAGTATAACGCACAGGTAACTGCTGTTTCTGTTGCTGGAGCATCATCTGCTACAGCAGTACAAACTGGTGGTTGGACATGTGCTGCTACATCAGGTTCAACAAAGGTGCGTATTCAACATACACTTTCAGATCTTTCAGTTATCTACTCAAATGAGTTTGATGCACGTTGTGGTCAAGGTGTAAATAAGTACACAGCAAAGTTTGACAAAGATTCATATCTTCCAGGCGAAATTGCTAAGTTAACTGTATCTGCAACTGATATTTCAGGTGCCAAGGTACATGATGCAGCAACACTTGGAACAGGAGTGGCAATTTCTGCTGGTGGAATGACACTAGTTGGAACAGCAACTTCAGCAGATACATTTGCAAACGGATCAAAGACTTATCAGTTTACCGTTGGCAACAACACTGGAGCGTACAATGCAGTAGTTGATCTACCTGCATATGTATCAACAGATTCTGCTAAGGTAGTTTCTTATAAGATTGCTCCAAGTTCAGCAGAAGTTTCTAATGCTGAAATCTTAAAGTCAATCGTTGCACTTATTGCAACAATCAATAAGCAAATCCAAGCACTACAGAAGTTGCTTCTAAAGAAGTAAATTCTTAATAAATTAGGGGGCAGACTAATCTCTGCCCTCTTTTTTATGCACTTTTGTTGCTTAATTAAATAAAAAATGATATACTTAACCATATAATTAAACATAGGAGTTAGACCCCAAATTGAAAAACCTAAAGCGCAAACTGTTAATGGGCTTTGGGGTAGGGCTATGCGTTACAGTTTTTGGAATAATGGCACCAGATCATGCTGGGGCTACAGAAAATCAAGAGCAGGTTATTGTAAGCCCTGCTCAACAGGCAGTTAACTCTGCTCTTTCTACTGCTACAACAGAGGTCCAGCAGGCTATTACAGCCACAAACAATGCCTTAGTAGAGGTAACACAAGCACAAACTGAATATTCCCAAGCCCAATCTGTAACGGCAGAAGTGACATCAAAAATATCTTTGGCTAATGCAGAAATAAATAATGTTCAAACCGCTATTAATACTATTAGCAATGTTGATTTATCTGTTACTACAATAGATCAAAGTTCTCAGATAGTTCAAGATGCAAAGGCTACAGTAACTACTGCAACTACCGCTATAAATAATATAACAACACAAATAACAGAGGCCCAGACAGCAATATCTGAAGCCGTAGTTGCAAAAACAGAAGCAGTTACAGCACAAGCAACTGCACAAACCGAATTAACTCAAGCAAACCTTGCTATTGATGCTGCCCAAACAGCAGTCAACAATTTACAAGCCACTATTGGAACTAGCACAAATGTTTTGGCTGGAGTAGATGATGCTGGGGTTCAAATGAATCTTCCGTTCGGAATGCAAATGGGTGGAACTGTTTATAATAACGTTTATGTTGGGTCTAATGCAACAATAACATTTGGTGTAAATGAGGGTGGCGTATACCATACAACTCCAAGTGCCCCATCCGTATCTATAGCGGGATGGGACTGGACTACTTGGAGCACAGGAACAGGTATTACCTATGCAACAACTGGTACAAGTTTAGATATTGCTTGGGACCTTCGTCCATACCCACAACAAGATGCCTCTACGCAAATGGTTCAAGTAAGATTTAATGCTGATGTAAATCCAAATGATGGTGCTTGGATGGCAAGTGTAACTGCTAATGGGCCAATACCAGATCAAGCAAGATTTAATGTTAGAGAAACAACCAATGGCGCACTTATTCCAATTACAGATACTAATGTTGGAGCAGGTTTTGCTGGACAAATAAGTCAAGGTGCAGCATTTACTCCGTATGTAGATCCAAACACAGAAACAGTTCAAGCAGCAGTTGATGCAGCAAATGCAACTATTGCACAGTTAAACTCAAGCCTTACTCCAGTAGTTGCTCAAAATACTACAAACACATCAGCAATAAATGCTATTAATACAACATCTTTAACTAATGTCGTAAACTCAGCGGTATCTAGTAAGACAAACTTACAAACACAATTAAACACAAATGCTCAAGAGTTAATTACAGCAATTAGTGCTAACATTCCAACTCCTGCCCCAATAATTTCAACTCCAATTGTTGCAGGGACTACCGCAACTATTTCACCATCCTTACCTGAAGGATATACAGCAAACACTTGGTTTTATCAAGTAGTAACAGAAGATCCTGATGCAGAAAATCCATATGAAGGTGGGACATATAATACAAATGGTGCACCTGCATCTATTCAGTTAAGTGGTTTAACAGAAGGCGTTACTTATACTGTTAGAGTTGCTAACTGGTCTGGACCTGTGAGTGAATATACTGAGACTGTTATTTCTGTACCCGCACCACAAGGCTCCAATTTAACTACTGGTGGCAATAGTTCCCCAATAGATACAACTCCAATAGATACAACTCCAATAGATACAACTCCTGTGTACACAGAACCAATTGATACAACCCCCGTATACACAGAACCTATAGATACAGAACCTGTATACACAGAACCTATAGATACAGAACCTATAGATACAGAACCTATAGATACAGAACCTGTATACACAGAACCTATAGATACAGAACCTATAGATACAGAACCTGTATACACAGAACCTATAGATACAGAACCTGTAGAAGAAATTTCCGTTAGCGAAGAAGCAGAGGCTGTATTTGAGGAAAGTGAAGTTTCTATTGAAGAAATATCAGAAAGTGGCGCAAACCTTTCTGTGGAAGATGTTCAAGAAATTGTTACTGATTTAATTAGTGATAGCAGTTTAGATGCATCTGAAGTTTCTGCAGTATTAGAAGCAATTGCTGAAGGTGGAGAAGTATCTGCAGAGATCGCTGCTGAAGTATCTGAATCTCTATCAGAGGGTGGATTAACAGAAGCAGAAGCAGAATTTATTACAGAAATGCTTTCTGCAGATGGAGAAATAACAAATGCTGAAGTTGTTAATTTATCAGAAGCATTAAACGAAGACGGTAAGTTTACTTTAGTAGAAAAAGATTTAGTTGCAGACGTATTAGTATCATCAGCAGAAGGAGCACCAGTAACTGCTGCAAACATAGAATCGGCGGGACTTGAATATCGTGATCTTTCTCCTACAATTCCAGTAGAAGTAAGAGAAGATGCTAGCGGTAACCCTGTGGTTATTACTGCAGAGGTGGCTTCAGCATTGCTTGTATTAGAAAGTCCAGCAGCATTATTAGATGCAGTTGCCACTTGTTTTAATCCAGATGAAGCAATTGAAGGTTTGACAGAAGAGCAAAAATGCGAGTTAGGAAAAGCCTTGCTTAGCATGGGTGCTGATATGTCTATACCAGAACGTGAAAAAGCAGAAGATATTGTAGTCGTAACAATTATTGCTGGTCAATTAATTGTTGCTACTGCACCTAGAAGAAGGAGATAAAATGAAAAAGTTAAAACAATGGGGTATGGCAGCCCTAAATGAGAACTTTACATTCCTGGGCTTCTTTGTAGCATGGGTGGTTTTAGAGGGTAGCGCAAAGACGGTGGTAGGGTATGTAACCCTAGCATCAGTAGCCATATGGTTTGCAACCATAGGGATTCGTAAAGAAGACGAATAAGTTTGATATAATGGGAGTATGTTAAAATTACGCATACTCCTACTATCAAGCATCCTAGCATTAGGATTGTCTGGTTGTGGATATGACGGTCACTATAGATACCCATGCCAAGACCCAGAAAATTGGGAATCAGCAGAATGCAAACCACCAATTTGTACTGCTAACGGAGCATGTCCAGAAGATTTAGCAGAACAAGAAGAGGTGGAGGGAACACAAAATGGCTAAAGAAAGATTAACTCCTCAAGAGTTAGATGCAAGACTTAAGTTTATCCTAGGAATTACTTTAGGGTCAATTTTATTTATAACTGCAACAGGAATTATGTATGCTCTTATATTTGTTACACAACCAATTACAGGACAATCAGAAAACGATAAAATGTTTTTTAATGTTCTTGGCAGCGTAGCAACATTTATTACAGGAACACTTGCTGGTCTTCTTATAGGATCATCTGGCGCTAAAGATGTTATGGCAGCACAGATTGCAAACAAAGAAGTTGATGCCAAAAATACAATGGCAGATAAAAAACTTGAATCAGAAATTGATGATGCTAAAGCACGTAGACTAAACAAGCCTGACGGAGCAATGCCAGAGGAACAACCTGTTGATGCAAATTGGGATAAATAATAATGGCGGAGCAAGGTACAGCAGCCCGTCTTATTGAAGTTGCTACTGCAGAAG